AATACCTAAGTTAGGATCTGGTTGAAAGTTTAAGATGGCACGATCAGCATAAATTGTGTCGTTGTATTCAAATGCACTAATTCTTACGCCTAATGATCCGTCTTGGTATTTCTCTTCTGCAACGTTTGCAACTCTAAAAAGTTTACCTTCGCCACTGTTTAATGTATCCCAACCATAAACTTCTTGTTTTATGCGAATGACATCTCCTGCTTGTACTTGTATACCAGAGTAATCTAATTGAAAAGTAACAGTTAAGTCTTCTCTGCCTTGTAATAAACGTCTTACGCCTAAGTAGATTGATTGTACAGAGTTATTAACAATAGGATAGTCAACATCTAATTTATTAGTTGCTTCATTTGGTGACATGATGCCAGGAACATAATCTTGTAATTTAATTAACTGATAATCAGTCTGATCTCGTATAAATGCGTTAGGGTATGCTACTTCAAGTTGATTGTAGGTTTCGTTTAGATTGATAGGGGCAATATCTATGCCACCTACAAGATTACTGGCGTCAACTAAGAATAAATTACTAATTGTAGTGTAATCAGTGTAACTTTGATTTATAATTACACTCCATTTGCCTAAAAATTCATTATATTGCAACCATGAATCTGCTGAATCTACCATAATCTGTAAATTACTTAAACAATCTGTGCCTGTATCAAGAGGACCATCAAGTCTATATCTTTGTTGTGTACCAGTACCATAATTAATTGTTTGTGCTGAATAAGTGTCTAAGGCAGTCAATGATGCTGTATCAATTTGATCTGTAGGAATAGCACACCCATATCTTGTGTTTTCCATGTAATCTTTTATACAAGCACCTGGTGCACTTAAACTATTTGTAACTCTAGCAGTTATACCACCTAAAGATGTTGTTCCTTTCTCTGGATTGTATTTTACTTTGACAATTATAAATGCACAATCAGTCATTAAGTCAGTTGACGTCCAACGTTGCCCTGCAGGTATCTGTGAGTCTTGCATAATCTGTTGAGCAGTTTGTGTTGTGTTTTGTCCTGCTGTTGTTGCTCCATTAGGGAACAAATAAATGTTTATTTGACCAGACATTTTAGTGTCAATTGTTGCAGGTGTAGTATTATTGATTAATCCAGTAACTACCCCTTGAGAACCAAACTGTACTTTAAGTCCGTTGTAATAAATGTTGCTTGTGTCAAAAGTATAACCACCTGTATCTGTAACCTCTGCCATAGCAACACAATACCACATAGTTTTGTTGTCAGAACTAATTTTTGCGTCTGTTACACTACCACCGATATAAGCACTACCGTAAATAACAGGTAATTTGTTTTCTGTTGCTGGTGGTAATTGTATTCTAGCACCGCCTGATCCGCCACTTGATGCTCCTCGCATTTGTCGTTTCATCAACAAACGAGATGCACCCACTGAAAGTAATGTTGATACTGCTAGTGTAGCAAATGTTGCCGCACCTGCCGCAGTAAACGCCGCAAAACCAAGTGCTGTTACAATTTTTGCCGCTATAAATGTAAATACTGCCATATTAGAGTCCTGCTACCCAAACTTCTTCAGTTTTACGATATCCTAAATTTTCAAACTTAACTTGATCTAACTGTTCTGTTTTTGTTACTGTATAAGTTGTAATTTTCTCGTCTTTAATCAATTTTTCGCCTAATTCTTTGTACTTTAACAACATCTTGTAACAAGCACTAGATTTTCGATGCACAGGGTCTACATAAATTAATAATTCGTTCATCACTATCTTATCTGGATAAAAAATATTTGGATTCTTAATTGCTAAAACAAGACCAATCAATGCGTCTCCGTGTTCTGCTACTATTGCTACTCCTCCACCTAATACTATATGATGATATAACTTATTCACATATTCTAAGTCTAATTCACCATAACTTTTAAGATCGAGTTCAATTTCATTGTAAAAATTGTTTACTAAATCTACAACTTTAGGTAAATCAAATTTTGTTGCTTCTCTAATCTTCATCGTTGTTGCCTTCGGTCGTTGCGTCTGCCGCCTCCGCCGCCTCCGCCGCCTCCGCCTCCACCACCACTGCCACTGCCACCGATAGTTGTTTTAGATTTTGAGTCTCCACCAAAGTCAAAGTTGACACCAGCAATACTATAAACTTGATCCATGCTAGTATCATTAATATTAAATGATTTCCAACTTTCTTCGTTTGTTTTTCTACCTGCTATGCGATTGCCTAATACATTTACATAACTACTTGCTGACACGGCACATGAAAAATCGTCTGTATTGCCTTCACGGTCTTCTTGGACAGCATAAGAAGTAATAATGCCTCTAAATCTAATATATGTATTGCCTAAGATACCTTGATCATCGTAAAAACCACGACTAATAAGTATTTCACTGCCTCGTATCTTTGTGCCTAGCACTAAAAAAATGTTATCTGCGCCAATTCCAGATAAAGCAACAATTGTATCGCCAGATGTGACTCTTAAATCTCTGTTTTGAGCGCCAACAGACAATAATCCACCTAAAGGTAGATATACTTGGCCATCAATTGTTTCTTGTTTGTAAGCACTACTAAAAGTGTAAACTGATGTGTCAGTTGGATCGTTAAAATCGTTAAAAATAGTTAGTTTTACAAACTCTGCTGATGAAATTTTTGGCGTATCTTGTACTTCTGGTATATTTTGTGACATAATTAAGCCGTCGATACCCATTCATACAATTCAAAGTCATCAGAAAATGACAATAACGCATTATTTGTTGTAACACCTAATTCTTGTGTATATCCACCTGGTACTAATGTATATGTAGGCATATTTGGACAAAACATTTTAAATTCACAATCATTTCCATACTTAAGTGTGCTACCGAATATAACTCCTGTAAGAATATTAGGTCTGTTTGTTATAACTTGTACAGTTGTGCCTGATCCTCTTAGTACTTGCGTAGTAGAAGTAAAAGGATATGTCTTATTGCCTATTTGAATTAAATCATTAGGCTGAAATAACACTCTAGTTGCGCCGATTGCTGGTAAATTAGTCAATGTTAAGACATTACCAACAAATGATTGTACAGTTATTGGGTTTCTTTGAATAGTAGACATAGTTCCTTGATATTTAAAGATCCAAGATAGACATGCATTGTTACTAAATGTCACTATTTCTGGCGTGTTTCTATCTAATGTGTCTAATGCTTCGATTAAATCTCTATTAGTTTGATATGCTAAACTAGCAGGCATAGATAACGTCATTCTCCACGGATTAAATGTAGGAGTTTCTGAAGTTCTAGGAACTTCGTTTCTTGTAATTTGTATCCCAACAACTTTTCTGCGATCAATGTTGAGAGCATTACATTTATTAATAATTGTTTGTAAGCCTGCCATTATAGTTTCCTATTTTTTTGAGAATGACTTTAGTTCTGTAACATTTCTCAATTCTGATCCAAAGCCAATCGCATACATTAAGAATGTAATAGGCAAGAACCATGGTGATATTAAACTTAACATGTGTCCCCATGTTAATGATATTGCCCCTAAACTAAAGACGTTTAGTGTGCCTGTTTGTGGGACTTGTTTGTCACTTGTTATTTTCATATTTTCTCCTTTATTAAGTTGTTGTTTAGCCATATGGCATTTCGTTTTGTGCCATTTGCACTGTGCCAAGTAATGTTTTACGATTCTCAGCAAACAATTGTGCGACAGATTTTGCGTCTACAGCACTAATTGAATTTGTTATGTATGTATTATTTACTGTTCCACCACCGCCTAATTTATTATTAGGTACTACTGTGCCAGATGAGTTAGGTACAAATAGTTCTGGCCCTTGTTCACCGACTATGTATGGAGTGTTGCCTGCTACTGGACCACCTTGTTGTCTACCAAAGATTTTACTAAAGAAATCTCCGATTCCACCACTGCCAGAAGCACCAAGTAAAGTACTCATAAGATTTTGTATTTGACTTCTGATTAACATTTCTACCATGCTGTCAAGTAAGTCTTTAAATGATAACTTACCAGTTTTAGCAAAGTTAACAAATGCATCTTCTACGCCTTTAGTAAATGTTGTAAATACTTCTTTTGCTTTCGATGCTTTGTCATCAACGTTGTCTCTAAATTCTTGTAATGCTTGATCCCAACCAGTTGAGAATAAACGTGATGCATCATACCCTTGTTTGCCTAAATCTTGTTGTGCAAGAATTGCTTTGTCTGTAGCATCTTTTACTCCTTGCATTTTATCTTGGATTTCTTTAATTGCATCAGCATCGATAACAACATCTAAGCCTTCTAATTCGTCTTTTAAGTCTCTAAGTGTTTCGTCTCTTAGTTCTTCTAAGTTTCGTCTGATGTCATCTTGTGATCTTTCAAACTCAGACATGTTTAACTGATCTAGTTCTTTTTGTAGATCGGCAGTGCTTTCTGTAACAGCATCGTTAAAATCATTGACTGCATCTGTAGCACCCTCTAAACGTTCTGCTACATCAATCATAGATGCGTTAATAGCATCTAATGCTTCTCTGTATTCTTCTAATGTTAGTTCTGTCGCCTCGTATGCCTTACGCAAATCCTCTACAGCCAGTTTTTGGTACCCTAATATTGTTGCGGCATCTTTGGATTCATCTTTAATTCTTTGTAAAAATTCAGCATAAGTTTCAAGTGCTTTTGCAGTATTAATAACTGATGATGCATTATCATCAGTAGCACTTGTGTTGTCTTC